TTCCCATTCAACGGCACAGACTGTTCGCCATCCAAGCAAATGTCCCCCAAGTATTCCTCCACCTGCACCTGCAAAGAGGGCAAGTTCCCGTAAGCATTCATCATTGCTTGGCTTATTAACCATGACATTCCAAATATCCTTTTAAGTTAAAAAATAATTCTTTGTCATCTAAACACAAACCCAAAACTGTGTTGCATCTATTGCAAAGAATTTTTCTTACTATGCCAGTTTTATGGCAATGGTCAACGTGAGGGGTATTTTGCTTGTTTGTCCATTCAAGTAATTTTTTACAAATTGCACAACATTTGTTTTGCTGTTCAAATTGTTTATCAAACCAATCTATATCTACTCCATACTTCCTAACAATTTCCTGTTTGTGGTTTTTATTTCTGTTTTTTATTCTGTATTCAGCAACACGCTCAGGATTTTCTAATCTCCATTTTTTGGCTTTTTCTCTTGCGTATTCAGAACTTTTCCAATCCGTTTTCATATTTTCACCTGCGAATAAAGCCAACTCATTCAAGCTAACTCCCCTATGCGTTTAGCAATCCTAGACCTAAACTGACCAAAATCTTCGCCAGGATTCGGATTTATTCCCACTTCCCTGCCTTTTTGTAATGTTAATTGTTCCGTTGAGTACCAGGGCAATGAAGGGGGTTTGTGCGCTTTTTCAGTCATGTCTAATTCATCCTCAAATCTAGCTTGATTAAGCCAAGTTGAAGCATGAGGAATAAATTCGTTAGACGTATCTTTAAGCTGCCAGTATTTAATGTGTTGTGGCAATGCTTCCATCGCCGCCTCACGATACGCTATTGAACATTTATTCCATGTCTTTTCAGCTTCACGCTTGCTTACTTTGCGTGGATAAAGTTGCCAAAACTCAGCAAATGTCATTTGTACACCTTAGCGCAGAACTCACATAAGCCATCACTTAACTTAGATGAAAGTTGCCCACAAGTATCACATTCGCTAAATGGATTCTTTTGTTTAAATTTTCTATCAGACCACCAATAATAAAGTTTGAATCCAGCGGCAAGCGTAATCGCTGTTCCAATAATATATAACTCAATCATTTGTTTCCCCCCAAATAAACAAAAAATTTGACCAAACAACATACTATAAATAACGCCCACCAACCCCAATGCGCTTCAAACTTGTATAACGTAAATACTATTAGCAGCTCGACCATGACAATTGTCCCCAGATGCCAGGATGCTTTCTAGACAAATTTAAAGCTATGTCCGTCAAAGTGTCAGTCTGTGAATACTTCCACGCTATAAAAGGTGTTTTAGTGCCTTTAATAGCTTTTTTTTCACGGTACAAGTATGGATGCTCCATCTTCTTTAAATGATTATGTACGTTAATCACTCTTATTTGCATGAATTCAGCAATCTGTTTTGCGTTGACCCATTCGCCTTTCTGAGATGCAATGTATTCAAATATTTGTTGTTGCTGCGGTGACACGCTCAATCCTCCCGTCGGGGTAAAACAATGTATTATCAATTCGGCTGGGTGCATTAAGAATGTTTAAACTGTTAGGTCTTGTTGCGCATTGTTTAAGTGTAAAACCTTTGTAATCAGGTCTAAATATGCGCTCAATTTGATCTTCTTTTTTCATGTGTTTTTCTCCTTTAGTTTGGCTTCGATTGCATGGGCAAAAGGCAGAGCGTGTGTAAGACCGCCAATAGCCCACTCTGTACAATCTGCAATTTGGCGATATAAACCAACAATCTCCTCATCCGTCAGCCCTACCCACTCACGCTTAGGATTGGTAATTGCCGATTCGAGTGCTTGAACTTTTCTTTTAAGCATTTGCAAATCAATATCAGCGTACAGGTCAGGTATGTGTTGCATCGTTTTTATCCTTTAGTTTGGCTAACTCTGCTTCAAGTGTTTCGATAATGTCTACCGTATTCCAAGCCACAATTTGCAGAGCGGTCATCGCTTCGCTACTTCCTGTGTACTGATATTTGATCAGTGCATCCCACTCTTTCAAAACGGTCAGGGCTTGCTGTAATAGTTCACGGTTCATTTGATTCTCCAAACAACATTTTTGCTAATTGTTCCCAGCAGTGCATATCAAGTTCAAGTGAGCCAAATGATGGTCTGAAATATTTACCATCCAAATCTTTGAGAGAACGAATTGCTATAGCAATCGCTTCAGTTTGACCTCGCAAAGTGTTTTCTTCTAGACACGCACTGATACTAGCTTTTGTAAATTTTGTAAATTCATCATTCATCTTTTGTTCCTCGCTAAAGTATTCCAACATTCAGCCAATGCGTCAGAAGCATCCTCAATGTAATCAAAATCTGCCTCAAGGTTTAAACTCATTGCACAATGCTCGTCATTTGTCTGGGTGCAAGTAACGTACAGCGTTTGCCATGCGTGACCGTACATTTCGGATGCTGCCGTTGAATCTAATTTGACTGGGCTGTTGCATACTGGGCATGGTAGTAAGTTCATTTCGTCACCTTGTCAAAACGCAACGCCGTGATTAACATTTTGCCTGACTGTTTTGGAGTTAGTTGCTCCATTTCTTTAATGTACAGTTCATCTTTTAACTCACGGGCGGCTTGAAGTGCTTGTTTGCAAATATCAGCATCATCGTAGCTATAGCTTGTCCATGTTGCTGTTTCAAGCGCATCGATAATCAGATCAAGTTTGTTCATGGTTGCTCCATTTGTTTGATTCGACATAGAGCATAAGTTCTAGTGCTGTTGCGTTGTGTTTCCAAGCATCAACAATTAGCGCCTTTGGTACATCCGGTAAATAATGCCTCATCATTTCCAAATACTCCTGCGGCATTGGCACGTCTTGGTTAGTTAGGTGACGGGTTTTCATTTCTCGCCCCTTGCTCTGATTGCTTTAGCTACCTCGCAAATATCATCACGCCCAACAAGCCAGTCATCACACAACTTCGCACAAGCCTCACGCTCTGCCAATACAGCCGCCTGTAATTCTTCCTCGGTATACTTTAAGATTACATAATTTTTAGGGAACAAATCTTTGTATTTAATTGTTTCCATGCGTATCACCCCCTTGCTTTGATTGCTTTAGCGTATTCCAACAACATATTTGCGATGAATACGGTATATTCACCAGCTTTTGAAAGGTCTGTACTTTCTAAAAACTTAGCACAAGCCTCACGCTCTTTTAATACCGCTTGTTCCACAGCATCACGCATAATGCCAACGTAGTGTTCGGCGCAGGCGGCTGCTTCGTCTTGCCTAATTAGTTCTGCAAAGCGCTCAAGTTCTTCGTCATCAGCCAGCCATATTCCTGATAAAGCAAACTCTCTAAAAATCCCCGCCTGTTCAGCCAACTCTTTTAATCGCTTATCCATTTTTCATCCTAAACATTAGTGTGATAATTCCCGCATTCTTTCTAATAGCTTGCTCAGGGGTTCCGTTTTCATAACACGAGCACACGATATACGCACTGGGTGAAATTGCCTACCACCATCGCTCTCTTCTACAATGTCTAAGTATTTGTCAAAAAAATCTCTGACGAGTAGTTTTAACTCAGCGTGAACAGGTTCTGACTCAGGCTTGGCTAGCTCATTACGCACAATCAAATCTGTTAAATTTAACGCTTTTTTTACGTTTGCCCTTTCGCATCCGCTTTTTTTGCAAAATCCGCCGCAACTTGAACATTGTCTGTAAGTCATTTGATTCTCCTTTTACCTAACTCTTTTAATCGTTCGTTCATTTCTTTTCAATCCTTTGCATAACATCATCACAAAGTTTATTGATGCCTTCTAATTGCAATGTGTAATCGTGAATAATAGATTGCATTTCTTCAATCATATCGGCGGCAACAAATTGCCATTGTTCTCCGTTGCGCAAACCTTCAACTAATTGTGTAGCAGCTATTTGACTAAACATAGTTAATTTCCTAATAAACGTGATGCTTCTGACTTTAATTCTTTATTGCTAATAAAAGAAAAATCAATTCCTTCCATCATTAATTTCATGTGCAAATCAATTACCTGATCAACTGTTAATTTTGGAAACCATTTCATCAAATCTTTTGTAACTTTGTTCATTTGTTCACCTGTATTTGTTGTGTGTTTTTGTTAAGCAAGTTCTTCAGCAGAAGGAATACGAACATACTCGTCAATTTCTTCATCGTAAAACCAGTAAGCATCCATGTATTTACCTTTATTTGTTATATGGCGTTATTGCCATGACTAGATATTAAGCTATCTTAATACTAATGTCAAACTAGGGACAAACCCTAAATGTTGTTTTTTTAATTAACAATAGTTCTGACAAGGGTGGATAGCATTGGCTATTCAGTCCTGATCCATAGCTGTACCAGAGAAAATACCTTTATTAAGTTATGCACAATTAGCTACCAATCCTTCACGGAGATAATGTTCAATCGATCATACGTCTTGTTTACCACCGATTCCGCATGTCTTGTGCAGTACCCATTTAAGTCTGCGTGGCTTGCTCTGGGGTGTACAGAAGCCAATCTTTCTTGGGTGCGGGCGATTTAACCCCATTTGATAACGCTCCCTGACGGAAGTCGTGACGCAATAAAAAATCCGTTTTAGGGTATATCTTGTTGGCCGACCCCTTATTTACGGGGACATTCTTTGGTAAATCGCTTCCACGACTACTTACCAAAAAATCAAGATATACGCTAAAACGGACTGATTTGTCGGCCAAGACAACAATTAAATTATACACTAAAAAGAAAACCCACCCGTACTTTCGCAGAGGGGTGAGCCGTGTTGCAATTTAAGTCTTAACTTTGGACTACGTCTAGCCACTTAAGTAACTAGTAGGACATTATACAAGGGAAGCTAGTCTTTTCCTAGCAGTCACCATCCATTTGAGCGATCTGGCTTCTCGTTCCCTGGCTTTTCTCAGGGCTGCAATTCTGGCCATATCTCGTGCCAGTTTTTCGGAAACATACCTTTTCTTGTATATTTACCTTTTGATTGCTTTTCTAGCTGTGCGGCAAGAAACATTAGTTTGTCTGTTGGAACGCCATTGGTACGCCATTGTGCAATCGCCGCGGGACTTATCCCGCAAATCTTAGCTACTTTTGTCGTGCCGCCTAAAATATCAATAATTTCGCTATGTTTCATGTGTTTATTTTACTTAATGTTAAGTTGGCTTGCAACAAACATAACAACCTGTTAAGATGGCTTTACTAGCAATCAAGCTAGAATTAAATACAGGTGAAATATGCAAGAGTTAGCTAAAGCATTAGTCAAAGCGCAGTCAAGTATGAACCATGCTGCCAAAGACGCAAAAAATCCCCACTTTAAATCTTCGTATAGTAGTTTGGTTTCCGTCATTGATGCCATCAGACCGCATCTTGCAGGAAACGGATTGGCGTTTATACAAAAGACGCACGATGCCGAAGGTGGCGTTTGTGTTGAAACCGTACTTATCCATGAGTCAGGTCAAGAATTGTCGTTTGGTAAATTGTTTGTGCCAGCTACAAAACAAGACGCTCAAGGATATGGTTCGGCATTAAGTTATGCAAAACGTTATTCGTTACAAGCTGGTTTGGGCATTGCAAGCGAAGATGACGATGGTAATGCCGCAGTCAAGTCAGCACCGCCTAAGTTAGAGTTTAATTCTGACAAAGCTGTTGACGAAATGAACACTAAAAAGACGCTACCCGATCTGCAAGCCTCATTTGCAAAATGGTACAAAGTTGCGGATGTTGACCAACGTGCATCGCTTCAGGCATTTTACGAAGGCATGAAAGAAGCATTGTCAGGAAAACAAAAATGAATAAATCTGACAAATATCGTGAAAAATTAGATCATTTGAAACTTTTTTTACGACAAAATGAAGAAGCTGTTAAGTTTTCTTTCAAATTTTACGCAAACAATTGTGTTGAAGAACGAAAAGCGTATGAAACTTGGTTAGAGTTAAAAAATGAAGTTGACCAAGAATTATTTCGTTACCAGAAATGGACAGATGAAATAATCAAAGTAAAAAAACGCATTGCAATATATGAAAAACTTTATGACAACGAGGTAACAAATAATGGCAAATGATCTTAATCGCTGTGAATTTATTGGACGTTTGGGCAAAGACCCTGACTTACGTTTTGCACCGTCTGGCGGTGCTGTGTGCAACTTTTCTATTGCTGTTGGATACAAAAGCAAAGAAAAAGAAACGACAGAATGGGTGCGTATTACCGCATTTGGCAAGCTGGCAAAGATATGTGGGGAATGGTTAAAAAAAGGCTCACAGGTCTATGTAGCAGGGCGCATGACTACTCGCAAATGGCAAAAGGACGGTGTTGACCAATACACTACCGAAGTCGTTGCTGAACAAATGCAAATGCTTGGTAAATCCGAATCACAACCCGTTACTGCTAAAAAATACGCCGATGTTAAAAACGGTTTAGCAGATATGGAAGATGACGTTCCCTTTTGATATAGGTGATATATGAGTCAACATTGGTACGATAAAAATGGACAACCCGCTTACACAATCGTGGGTGTTAACGGCAAAGAACGTGCAACAACACTTCGTGACGCTAAGAAACATGGTTATGTGCCTTCGGTAACTACAATCTTAGGTTTGTTGCATAAGCCAGGATTAGAAACGTGGAAGTTACAAAATATGCTTTTAGCTGCGCTGACGTTGCCAAGGGAGGATGGCGAGTCAGAAACAGACTGGATTGAGCGTGTTATGCAAGATTCAAAAGCTACTGGCAAAGAAGCGATGGAGCGTGGTTCACGGATGCACGATGTGCTAGAAAAGTTTTATATCTATCGTAATAAAACAAGTCAAATATGGCCAAGTTATTGCATTGAAATTGACCGTACCCTCGTTGGGCATTTTCAAACCCAAAATTGGATATCAGAAAAGTCATTTTTTGACCCAATGGGATTTGGCGGCAAAGTTGACTTACACGCCGATGGCATTGTGGTTGACTTTAAAAGCAAAGAAGGCAGTCTTGATGAAGTTAAAGCATACGATGAACAAATCATGCAATTGGCGGCATATCGTGCGGGTTTAGGTATGCCAAATGCTAGATGCGCTAACGTATACTTTACTGAATCAGGCGATGTTAAACTGATAGAGCATAGCGAAGAAGATTTAACCAATGCGTTTAATTGCTTTATGTATTTGCTAGGTTATTTCAAATTATCTAAAGGTCTGTAATTCTTGCGCCGAACGGGGTTGTCCCCTCCTCCTTAAGTCCCCTAGTAGGCGCACCCCACACAAAAATACAACAATCTGTTAAGTTAACTTGCATAATTGGTTAAGTTGACTTAATATTATTATGTGTTAACTAAATACAGGTGAGTTATGAAATTCAAAACAGTAGAAATGACGCAATCGGCAAAGCGTAGTTTTCTTGCTGAATTTGCTTTTGAATTGTGCGATGACGAAATAAACAGAATGGTTGATCGTTATGTAGATCGTTTGCAACAAGACCACCAAGGTCACTATTTTTTGCGCCTTAAAGATAACGAATTTCAAGACTGGATTTCAGGCGGTTATTGGGATTGGTATCCAGAAGATGACGCTCTTGTAGTTGAGGAATGGGACGATACAGATTATGCACACGATTCAAACATGGATGAATGACATGAAAGACATACTTAAAGCTAGCGTTTGCTGGATGATTATTTTCACACCTATCATTATTTATTTGGTGCAAAGATGACACAACAAGAATTGATTATTAAATACCTCAAAAAAGGCTGGAAATCGCCCCTAGACGCATTTAAAGAAACAGGTACTATGAAACTATCAACCCGTGTCGGAGAGCTTCGTAGGGCGGGTTGTATCATCTTAGATAAATGGCATCCAAGTCGTTCTTTTAAACTTTATAAAATGGTGAAAAATGCAAAACCCATCGCTGCTAAATCCAAAGTTTAAATACATTCCCGCAATCAAAACCAACGTAATGAAAACGTGGAAACGGTTTGGGTTTGTACCACCGTCAAAACAAAAGTAATTATTTCTTAGGCGCAGGATGATGCGCCTTATTTATTGGCTCTTGTTCGTGTTTGTGCAACTCTTTAGCCAACTCTTTGACGTGATCTTTAATAACTTCGTAATCACCTTTTTGAGTTCCTTTTCGTTCATCTTTAACCGTAAATTTAGTTGCCATTTAGTTCACCATTTTAAATGCTGTGGTTTTAACTTCTTCTACACGATTTAACCAGCCTTTACCAAAAGTCGGAAACGTTACCAGCGATTTGTAAAAGTTAATTTTAGCTTCTGAGAATTGCTCTATCAAATCAGATGGGGCGATTTTTTTTGTTGTTTCAATTGTTTGATTGCCTATTTGACCATCCACCGATACACCAATACAGCTTTGCAAAGTCTTAGCGCTGCGACCAACCCCAGCGTTAACAGCAAAATCAAATACAAGATAATCCAAACCTGTCGGCAAATCGTCACAACGACACGCATCCCAATACTTCCGTTTATACAAAGGTTCTACATCTGCTTTGGTAAGTGCGCGCATTTCTTTTTCATTGGATTCACGCCCAACCCATGATTCCCATACTTTTTGAGTAACGCCAAGGTTAGTGCGACCGCCTGGGTCTTTCGGGTTGTCAACATAACCACCTTCTGACTTTACCAAATACTCTAATGCCTGCTTAAAATTACTATTCATTTTGTTGGCGTAGAGTTATAAATCATTTCGTCTTTTGCTCGACTACTGGCAGAAGAACCAAAGTAAAAAGCTATGATACCCGTCCAAGCTGTACCCAAAGAACCTAGCATAATCATTAGCTGATTGCTTTCTTTAGCATATCCCAACATCATTGCAGACAAGATACCAAAAAATCCAATCGTTACTGTGCCTGCGAGAATAGGCGGCACAACAGATTTTGTTGCAATCTGCATATCTCTCGCGGATTTGCGATCTTCTGTGGCCAAGGTTTCAAAGTTTAAACCTAGCGCTTGTGCTTGTTTTTGTAATTCTAATTCTGCTAGTTTTACTTGTTGCAATTGTTCGGCAGACATTTTGCCCGATTCAATCATGCCTTGTACGTCTTTTTCTGGCACCCCAAAGACTTTGGCAAGGGAAGTTACCGCAAGCCCTGCGAGAGGCCCACCAAGCGCTGTAGCTATCGTAGGCGCTATCTGTGCTAACCAATCCATTATTTGTCAGCCTTGTTATCTAACTTGTCGTATATCTTGCCAAGCATTTCTTTAATTTCTAGTGAAAAATCTTTAAAGTCATCACGTCTTACAAATTCGCTGTGTATTTCTTTTTGAAACTCGTGAATTTGTATTTGAAACTCTGCAACATTTTTCTTGGTTTGTTCGTTGGAATCCCAAACAACTTTTACAACCCAGATTACCAAACCAGATGCCAATCCGATCACCACGTTGAAAGCTGCTTGATAATCCATGATTTACTCTTTTAAAGTTTTGCCGTAATTAAGAAACTCGTTTATTTTATTCAATTTCTTAGCTGTTTGGCGTTTACCATATAAGTGTTTTGCAATCATTGCCGCAGGAATTGGTACGCCAGATAGAGCAGTTTGTGCGCCCATTTCTGCCAAACTAGCAAGAATAGTTGATGCCGTACCAGATGGGTTGGTTGTGCCTTGCGGTACAGTTTGTATATCTTTTGTCACTTCATTTAAAGTGCGATACTTAGCAGCTTGTTCTTTACCAAAAATAAAATCAAGTTTTCCAGACTTATCTAGTGCAGTAATTGTTTTATCTAACCCTGCTGTAGATACATAACGATTACCGTTAATGTCTAGTTGTACGCCTTTTGTGGCTTCGTTTTTAATTTTTTCAGCCAATGAACCACGCAATTCTCTAACAAGTTGCTGACCAGAATCACCCATTTTTTCAAGGCTATTAAACAAGCGCTCTACGCTTTGTCTTGAACCTGATAGTGATTTATCAACCAAGTTTTCAAAAGCTACTGTACGCTCGTTTGTGCCTTTCTTTAAGGATGTAATCTGACGCAATACAGGCGTGTTTTCAAATTCGTTTATGTAATTAGCGTATTCTTTTCTAGCAGCTTTATACAATTCGCCGCCTGCATCTTTTGTTATGCTATCTATTAAACTGTTGATGCGTCTGCCATATACAGCGTTTGGTGTGCCTGGCTCTGCCAAATTGTTTACCATCTGGCGAACTTGTTCTAAATCATTTAACGAAATAGTTTTATCTTCGCCAATTAGATCAGACAATTTTTGTTGTACCGATTTAATGACTGGCGCATTAATTGATTCAGCTTTTAATCCATCAACGTATTCAGCAACTTTGCTTACATTAATAGGCTCATTGAGTTCACCAGCATTTCTTGCTTGGTTATACGCTTGGTCAACAGTACGTTTTCTTGCAGCTTTATTTTCAGCAACAACATTGTGAAAGTGTTCGCCCATAGCGCCAGGGTCAACGCCTGTCATTTCTGCGCCAGTTTTTTCAATTGCTAAATCTAAGTTTTGTTGAATTTTGGCATTTTGATTTGCGTAATGTTCTTGCAATGCTTGACCCAACACAGGGTCTTTAGCAGTTTCACGCGCAAATCTTACATCGGAAGGGTTTCTTGTTGCTTGGTCTTTGGATAAATCAATCGGTATATCTAATTCGTTTGCTCTTGACTGACGTACCAAATCTGATTCAACAGATGCCGCACCCATACCAGTAGTACCACGTTCTGGTTTTTCAGCAAATCTTTGTGTCCGTTCGCCAAATGCTTCTGTCAATTGTGGTTTAGCGCCAACTTCTTCGCCTGCTTTCAATGCGGCAAATTGATCTTGTAATGCTGTGGCTGCTTTTCCTTTAGGTGCGCCTGTTAATGCAATAGGCAATAAGTTAGCCAATGCTTCAACATCATTTCTAGGCACACCAAGAGCGTCTGCCGCATAATCAACACCACTACCAATTACCCTGCCAAGTCTTTGCAATAAAGCATTTTGGTAATCTGGACTGTTTTTGTCAACGCCAAGTTTTTCAGCTATAGATATAGGAAATGAATCAGCAATAGCATTAGCAATTTCTTCTCGTTTTTCAGGAGGAAATATGCCAGGCATTGCTTCTTCGCCTAAATACATTGCCGCGGTTGCCCCAGACTTTGCTAATCCTGGAATCGTGCCAATAATTGCTTCAACGTTGCCAATTAAACTGCCAAACTTTTCTGAAATTCTCTCTTCACCTTTTTTTAATTCTTTAGGCGTTAAGTTTTGCATTCCATACTTGTAAACGTTAGGCAAAGGCTTTTCAGTAGTTTGTACGGGTTCAGTTTTATCCCATTCTGAAACAGTCTTTTGTTCAACTACTGGTTGCTCTTTTTTAACTATCGCTGGCTTGCCTAAGAATAACGCTTCAACATCATCTGTTGCATCTTTATGTTGTTCAACTTGTTCAACAGGTTTGATGTTTGACT